GTATTTGCATTGAAGTGCAAGCAATATGTATTCTCAGAAGAAGTTATTCATACTGGCATTGAAGAAATTGATGGTCAGATTAGAGATGCATACAAGAGAACACGACTTACTATGGCAGCCGGTGGTAACGGAGTATACCTTGTTGATGAAATAGTTTATCAAGGTGCAAATTTGGCAAATGCAACATTCCAAGCAACTGCTCATTCATGGACACCTTCATTAAGACAATTAGATGTTGTTCTTACAAAAGGCACATACGCAAATAATACAGTCACAAAAGGTGTCACAAGTGGTGCATCTTGGACTTCATATGGTGTTGCTGATGATGCATACCATGAAAATGATGCCTTTGAAGATATTATAGATAACTCCAGAATAGAATCTGAATCAGATAATATTATAGACTTTACAGAACATAACCCATTTGGTGAACCATAATGTTAGGCAATGCACATTTTTATAATAGAACGATTCGCAAAGTTGTGGTTGCGTTTGGCACTTTGTTTAATGACATTTACATGGTTAGATACACACAAAATGGAACTGTTGAAAATGAAATAGTTAAAGTGCCATTAAATTGGGGTTCAAAAGAAAAGTATATAACAAGATTATCTACCGACCCAACTTTAACTAAATCAATCGCAACAACTCTTCCTAGAATTTCATTTGATATGACAGGAATGAGTTATGATTCAAGCAGAAAATTACCTACTACTGTTCGTAACTTTGCATCTGCAAATAACTCAACAACTGTAAATGCACAATATGTTCCTGTTCCTTACAATTTTGATTTTTCACTATCAATCTATGTAAGAAACACAGAAGATGGTACACAAATTTTAGAACAAATTTTACCATTCTTTACACCAGACTTTAGTGTAACTGTAGATTTTATTCCTTCAATGGAACCAAAATATGATATGCCTGTTATACTTAATTCAGTTTCTAATCAAACCGAATATGAAGGTGACTTAATGTCTACCAGAATGATTATTTGGGATTTAGAATTTACTGCCAAAGGACATATTTGGCCACCAGTTAAAACAGGCAAAATTATTCGTCAAGCAAATACAAATTTGTATATTCAAAATCAATCAACAAAACAAGAACAAAAAGTATATGTTGATTATGCAAATGGTAAAAATTATTTCCATGTTAGTGAAACAATCCGTGTAACTGACCGTGATATAACAGGTACAGTTTCTTATTTTAGTAATTCAAATACAGGCGTTTTGATTGTTCAAGGATTGAATGATTTATTAAAAGATGGAGATGTTGTTAGAGGTGATTATTCTAAAGCAGTTTACACAATTACAACTGTTGATGTTGAACCTTTGAAAGCACTTAAAGTAGTTTCGACACCAAATCCTATAACTGCACAACCTGATGATGAATTTGGATTTTCTGAAACTATAACACAATGGCCTAATGCATAATGAATAAATTGAATCAAACACTATCAGAGGTTCTTGATGTTGAACCGATTGAATATCAAACAAAAGTTGTTGAAGTAAAAACACCTGTTGAAGATGATGCCGAATTTGCACGAACAAACATCCGTGATTTAATTGAAAAAGGTAATAGTGCAGTTGACAATTTACTTTTAGTTGCCAATGCATCAGAACACCCAAGAGCATATGAAGTTGCCGCAGGACTTATTAAAAATCTTGGTGATTTAAACAAAGATTTGTTAGAGATTCAAAAACGAAAAAGAGATTTGGACCCAACACAATCAAAAGGCAATTCAACTACAAATATAGATAAGGCGGTGTTTGTTGGCTCAACAACTGAACTCGTTAAGTTTTTAAAGAATAATAAATAGGATTAATATGGAACAACTCATACAACAACTTAAAGTAATTTTAGGTACAAACTTTGCTTTGTATCTGAAGTCACACAACTATCATTGGAATATTGAAGGTCCTAATTTTCCACAATACCATGAATTTTTAGAAGGTTTTTATACTGAAGTTTTTGCACAAACTGATCCTATTGCAGAAAAACTCCGTCAATTAGATGTTTATACACCTGGTTCTATGGAAAGATTTTTAGAATTGGCAGACATTGAAGAAGCAGTTGATAATATTCCATCTGCAATTACCATGATGCAAAATTTAAAATCAGATAATGACCGTTATATTATTCATCTTCGTGCAGGTATTGCTGCGGCTGACCAAGCGAATGAACCTGCTATTGGTAACTTTTTACAAGACCTTCTTGGTGCTCACCAGAAGAAAGCATGGATGTTGAGAAGCATCATTAAGTAATGTTAGATACTGGTGGATATCTTGGCAATTCAAACTTAAAAAAACCTGGTGTAGAATTATCTTACACCGAGGAACAAGTTGCCGAAATTATAAAATGTACCGAAGACCCTGTTTACTTTATTAGAAATTATGTTAAGATTGTAAACGTAGACAGAGGTCTAATGCCATTTGAGATGTGGCCATTCCAAGAAGACATGGTTAGAACATTTCACGAAAATCGTTTCTGTATTGCAAAGATGCCACGCCAAGTTGGTAAAACAACCACGACTGTAGGTTATATGTTATGGTCTGTTTTATTCCAAGATGACTATAGTATTGCAATTCTTGCAAACAAAGGTGCTCTTGCTCGTGATATTTTAGGTCGTGTGCAATATGCATATGAATATCTTCCAGTATGGTTACAACAAGGTATCATTACTTGGAACAAAGGTAACATTGAGTTAGAAAACAAATCTAAAATTGCCGCTTATGCAACATCTGCCGCAGGTGTTCGTGGTGGTTCTTATAATTTAATTTTCTTAGATGAATTCGCTTTCGTTCCAAAAAACATGGCAGACGAATTCTTTACATCAACATACCCTGTTATATCTTCTGGTAAAACTACCAAAGTTATTATTGTTTCAACACCATACGGATTGAATCACTTCTACAAGATGTGGGTGGATGCGACAGAAGGTCGTTCTACTTACAAACCATTGGAGGTCCATTGGTCCATGGTGCCAGGTCGTGATGCGGCTTGGAAGGATGAAACGATACGAAACACTTCTGAAGAACAGTTTAGACAAGAGTTTGAAACCGAATTCATTGGCTCATCGGCAACTCTTATATCTGGTGCCAAATTGCGTAGTCTGGCATTCCACAATCCAATATCCTCAATTGAAGGTTTTGATATATATGAGGAACCTATTAAAGGACACCTCTATATTGCCACAGTAGATTGTGCGGAAGGTGTTGAGTTAGATTATTCAACCGTTAATGTGCTTGATGTATCACAAACACCTTATAGGCAAGTCGCTAAATATAGAAATAATAAACTACCTTTGTTGTTTTTCCCAACTATCATTTATTCGGTAGCAAAGAAATACAATGAAGCATATGCTTTGATTGAAACAAACAATGTTGGCCAACAAGTGGTTGACATTTTACACTATGATTTAGAATACGAAAACATCTATAAACTAGAACATCACCATATTAAAGGTCAAAGTATTTCTGGTGGATTTAAAAGGTCCACTTCATTCGGTATAAAAACAACAAAATCGGTCAAAAAAATAGGTTGTGCCAACTTAAAAACATTAGTTGAAAACGACAAATTAATTATTAATGATTTTGATACGATTGCGGAAATGAACACATTTGTTCGAGTTCGTGATAGTTATTCGGCCGAAGAAGGAAACAATGATGATTTGGTGATGGGATTAGTTATTTTTTCATGGTTGACGGCACAGACATTCTTCAAAGACAGTACCGACATTGACGTAAGAAAATTAATGTTGGCAGAACAGAATATGTTAGTTGATGAAGATATAGTTCCAGTTGGATTTATTGATGACGGCTTAAGAGAAGAAGTTCATGTTGATAAAACTAATGGAGATATGTGGACAGAAAGAGGCTATACCTCTTCCGCAACTTTCTAAAAAACTAAATAGACAATAAAAGAAAATTTGACTCATAAACTAAAGGAGAAATCCAAATGGCATTTCAGTTATCACCTGGGGTAAACGTATCAGAAATTGACCTGACTACAATTGTCCCTTCAGTCGCCACTTCAATTGGCGCATTTGCCGGTCCGTTTGCATGGGGTCCAATCGGTGAAATTACTACAATCTCTGACGAAGTTCGTCTTG